ATTTATTTGTAGAAAAAGTATTGTCTACCATTTGGGAACCTTAAATAATATAAAGATTTTAAAATATAATAATAAAATGAATTATTATATTTTACTATTTATTTTCTCTACTTCTTTTTCTGTAGAAGTAAAAAAATATTGCAATCAATGTAAATATTTTAAACCATCATCAATTATAGAAGAATCAAAATGTAAACAATTTCCGGTGTATATTAATAATGAACCGATAGATTTGTTTAAATGTATAGTAGCAAGAACATATAATGATATGTGTGGAAATGAAGGACGATATTTTAAAAGTAAATAATTTACTTTAAAAATAAATGTTTTAATAACCAACGCTACTTGGAACCGACATGAAACTATTTGTAGGTACTCCGCCATCATTATATGCGACCACATTTCCGCCTCTCATTCGCCTACGTCTGGAAGCTTTGCGACCTGAAGCTTTGCGACCTGAAGCTTTGCGACTATAAGAACCAGATAAACGAACCGCTCCAAAATGTCCTTTTTTGGTTCCATACCCCGCTTTAATTAATCGCTTGACTTTTTTTTCTAAATTGTGTTTCTTTTTGCTCACAATTCGTCCATTTTTGTTTTGCAATAAATCATTTTTAGTTAATTCACCTGTTGTCTTATATGCAGTCCCGTGCATCACTTGTGCACGAGAACCTATCAACACTTCATATTTACGACCTTGAATAACATAATTTCCATTTGAATCTTTCTTATACTTCGTCATATATTTACAATAGAAAAAATAATAATATATAAATTAAAATTTATTTTTTAGTGGAGCTAATATTCCGCCATTTTGTCCTTCTAATTTACCGTACAATAATATTCTTTCTCTTCTTTGTGGTTGTATAAATCCATATTGCGTTCTTCCTCCTAAACTATAAAGAATAGTATTTACTGCTTTATTTACTTGTGTATTTTGTGGAATAACAAATTCATTATAATTATTAATGACTTTTCTTTTTGTTTCGTTTTTTATATATTCATTTTCATATTCACTAAATAAATTATGTACACGTTTTTTACAACAAAAAAAATTAGATTTATGTAAAGTATTATTTTGTCTTATTTTAAACATATGATATTATATTATTAAAAATTTTAATAATATAATTTATTATTTGGAGAATGTGTTTTTCTGATTTTGTTGTGTTTATTACTTGATTTCTCTTTGCCGAATAATAATTTATTCATTTCTCTACTATTTTTTCTTTTGTTTCTGCTTTCATTTGTCATATTCATAAGATACGATTGGTTTTTCTCATTTCGGAGAATTCCTCTCAATTTATTGGATTCGGTAATTGTAATATTAGTAGAGAAAGATGGTTTTATAAAATCTTCTGTATTTTGCATTCCTTTGTAAATATCATTTTTTAAATTATTTAATGAATGTATTATATCAATTATTTCTCTACGCATTTGTCTATTTATTTTAATGCAATGAGTAACCATAATAAATAGAATATGTGAATCGTAATGTAAATCTTTTTGTAAAGAAGATATATTTTTCTCTATACTTTTTATATATTCATTGCGCACTCCAATTTCAAAATCAATATGAACAATTCGTTCAAGCTGTTCTCTTATTTCAGAAGATAAAAGGATTGTTTTATCAATTATTTTTTCATAGTAAAAATCTTTATTTTGGAATGATTCGTAGAATTCAACGTTGGAAGAAGCAATGGAAACAATTTCGGAAATTGACATTATGATTTGTTGTGTTGTAGAGAAAGTATATGATTATTATATTTCAATTTTTATTTTATATAAAATAATTAGATGTATTCCATTTTAACGATTTAATATAATTATTATCATATATTCCTATAAACAAAGAAGTATCCAATGATGAAAAAGATAATATAGTTCTATCATTTTCAATAATGAATCCAATACAATATTCTATTTTGCATTTATTAAATTTAAATAAATGGCTATATCGTACCAGATTCATATCAATATCAAAAACAGCAAAAAAATGCAAATAATCATTATTAATAGATTTATGCAAAAGAAACCATATTTCATTATTAAATAAAACACCCGATGTGCTTCCTCTTACATTTTTAAAAAAATTATTTTTAATAACTTTACATTCTAACAGATTTAATTTATTATTATTATAGTCAATTTGACAAATAGTTACAGGATACCATTTATAAACAAAACACATTTTTTGTTTATATTCAAAAAAACACCAATTTTTTTCAATTCTATTATCATTATAAAATGAAGGTATAATTATTTTTTTATTCATTTCATATCTTGTTTCATCAGCATTTAAACTATATTCGTTTGATGTGATAGCAATTGTATTTGTTGTTTCATTAAGCGTAGAACCAATATAATATAATTTATCAGAATAATTAAATATTCTTACATCTTCTATTCCAAAATTGTTAAAAGGTTTACTATAATCTTCTGTATTGTTTAGAAACTTTTCTTTGCCTATTTTATTGAATAATTTATCTAAAATTATACATGAATTTAATGAAATATTTTTTGGATAATGTAAAATCACCTTTCCATTATTATCTAATTTATAATTGATCCATCTAATATTTATAATATATTTATCATGTTCATAAGGATGTTTAATAATACATGAATTGGATGTAAAAAAATAATAATCATTATTATGAATCGTTTTTATTATCATATTTGACATATTTATTTTTTGTATTGGTTCTAAATATATGTCATTATATATTTGATTTATTATTACTTTTTCTCTTTGCATACGTTCGCGTTCTTTTTTTTGTATATTTATTCTATGTATTAACCATCTAAGTATCCTTATTTTTTTATTATAGTTTAATTTATTAAAAAAATATAAGTTCATAATATATTAATTTATTTTAATAATGATAAAATTGAATTAGTTTAAACAATAATTGCATTTATAAAAGATTAAGTATGGATTTGGCAAACAAATATCAACAAAAAACAGATAAACAACATATTCTGGATAATCCTGATACATATATTGGTTCAGTAGAAATTGTAGATTCTGATTTATATATTTTCTCTACAAATGAAGAATCAACTTCTAAAATAGTAGAGAAACAAATACAATATATACCTGCTTTATTTAAATTATTTGATGAAGGAATTGTAAATTGTCGCGATCACGCAATACGAATGGAAAAGGCAATTCAAGAAAGTCCAGACAATAATATTCCAGTAACTACAATTGACATTACAATTCATGAAGATGTTATTACAATGATGAATGATGGTAATGGGATTGATGTAGCCATTCATCCGGAAACTCAAGTATGGATTCCAGAAATGATTTTTGGTCATTTGAGAACATCTACTAATTATGATAAAACAGAAAAGAAAATAGTTGGAGGAAAAAATGGGTTTGGTTTCAAGTTGGTATTGATTTGGTCTACTTATGGAATAGTAGAGACGGTGGATCATACAAGAGGTCTAAAATATGTTCAAGAATTCAAAGATAATTTGAATATTATTTGTCCGCCAATCATTACCAAATGCAAATCAAAACCATATACAAAAATAACATTTAAACCAGATTATAGTAGATTAGGTATTTCTGGATTGACAGAAGATATGTTGAATTTGTTAAAGAGAAGAGTATATGATATCGCTGCAGTTACAGAAAAAAATATTAAAGTGAGATATAATAGTCAATTGATTCCTGTAAAAAATTTTGTTCAATACATTGATTTATATATCGGAACTAAAGAGGAATCGCCAAGAGTGTATGAAACGAATGGTGAACGATGGGAATACGCAGTTGCATTATCTTCAACGCACGAATTTATTCAGGTGAGTTTTGTGAATGGGATTCATACTTCAAAAGGAGGAAAACATGTGGAATATATTTTGAGTCAGATAACAAAAAAGTTGGTTGAGTTTATAGAGAAAAAGAAAAAGATAAAAGTGAACATGACAAGCATCAAAGAGCAATTGATTTTATTTATCAGATGTGATGTAGAGAATCCATCTTTTGATAGTCAAACAAAAGATTATATGAATACTCCATACAATAAGTTTGGTTCCACTTGTATAGTATCCGACAAATTTATAGAGAAACTTGCGAAAATGGGAATAATGGATGCTGCGTGTGCAATCACTGAAATAAAGGAAACCAAAGCAGTAAAAAAAATGGATGGTCACAAGACGAAAAATGTGAGAGGAATTCCTAAATTGGTAGATGCAAATTGGGCAGGAACCGAAAAATCTAATCAGACAATGATTATTTTATGTGAAGGAGATTCTGCCAAAGCAGGAATTGTTTCTGGTTTATCTTCTGAAGACAGAAATATAGTAGGTGTGTATCCAATGAAAGGAAAAATAATGAATGTTCGTGGAGAAACAAAAAAGAAGATATTAGAGAATAAAGAGATATCAGATATTAAAAAAATTTTGGGATTGGAAATGGATAGAGAATATAAATCAATGGAAGACATACACAAGAATTTAAGATATAGTAAAGTGATATTTATGTGTGATGCGGATTTGGATGGGAATCATATTAAAGGATTGGGAATTAATTTATTTCAGACATTATGGTCATCTTTGACAAAAATTCAAGGTTTTATTTCATTTATGAATACTCCTATTTTGAAAGCAAAAAAAGGAGAAAAAGAGTTGGCATTTTATAATGAAGGCGAATATGAATCGTGGAAAAGCGAACAATCCATTTCTGCATTGAATCAATGGAAAATTAAATATTACAAAGGACTGGGAACAAGTACAGGAAAAGAATTTCGTGAATATTTCAAAGAGAAAAAAATTGTTGGATTTGAGATGGGAGAAGAATCAGAAGACAAAATAGATAAAATATTTAATAAAAAAAGAGCGGATGATAGAAAAGAATGGTTAAGAAATTATGATAGAAATGCATTTTTGAATACATCAACTGTATCAATTAAATATGAAGAATTTATAGATAAAGAATTAATTCACTTTTCAAAATATGATTGTGATAGAAGTATTCCAAATATAATGGACGGATTAAAGATTAGTTTAAGAAAAATATTATATTCTGCATTTAAAAAAAATTTGACTTCGGAAATAAAAGTAGCACAGTTTTCAGGATATATATCAGAACATTCTTGTTATCATCATGGAGAAGCTTCGTTGAATGCTGCGATTGTAGGAATGGCACAAAATTTTGTGGGTTCCAATAATATTAATTTGTTTATGCCAAATGGACAAATGGGAACAAGATTGATGGGAGGACAAGATTCGGCATCGGAAAGATATATTTATACTCAATTGAGTAGAATCACACGACATTTATTTTCAGAGAAAGATGATCAGATATTAAAATATCTGGACGATGATGGAACACAAGTAGAACCCATATTTTATGCACCCATTATTCCGATGGTATTGGTAAACGGTTCCAAAGGAATAGGAACTGGATTTAGCACAAATATTTTATGTTATAATCCGTCGGATATTATTCTCTACTTGAAGAATAAACTATTACAAAAATCAAATTCTATACAATTCATTCCATATTATGATGGGTTTTTGGGAGAAATTGTTCCGATAAATGAGAATCAATTTATGGTGAAAGGAAAATATGAAATAATAGGGACAGATAAAATAAGAGTAACTGAACTTCCAGTTGGGTATTGGACAAATGATTTTAAAGAATATTTGGAAGAATTGTCTGAAACAATGGATTCTAAAACGGGTAAAAAAATAATACCTATAGTAAAAGATTATGATGATATGAGTAAAGATACAACTATTGATTTCACAATAACATTACAAAAAGGAAAATTGGAAGAATTAGGAGAAGAAGGAATATATAAACAATTCAAATTGATTTCTTCTATCTCTACAAGTAATATGCATCTATTTGATGCAGATGATAAATTAAAAAAATATTCGTCAATTGTAGATATTATAGATGATTATTTCTTAAAGAGATTGGAAATGTATGGAACGAGAAAACATTATTTAATAGAATGTTTAGAAAAAGAATTATTGCTTTTGAATAATAAAGTAAAATACATTCAAGAAATATTAGATGGAACCATCGATTTAAGAAAGAAAAGTAGAGAAGAAATCAATAAAATGTTAAGCGATAAAAAATATGAAATTATGAATGATGATTATAAATATCTTATTAAAATGCCAATGGATTGTGTAACAGACGAAAATGTAAAGAAAATAGAAAATGAGTATAAAACAAAAAATGATGAATTAACATTGTTGATAAACACATCAGAAGAAAAGATGTGGTTATCAGAACTAACTGTTTTAGAAGAAGAATATATTATTTTCAGAGAAGAAAAAGAAAGAATGTTTTCTTCTAAAGAAACTCCAAAAAAGAAGAGTAAAAAAGTGAAAAAGAGTTTAGATGCAAATATAGATTTAATAATCTAAATCAATAAATTATTATTTTAGAGAACTAATGCACATGGAATATAACAATCTATATGTTAAATAAATGAAACAATAATTAACAAAAAAGGCGATTGCATAAATATAATTTGCAGAAGGAACATTTTTTTGTGTAAATAAATAAAGGAAGCTTAATAAAGCTAAAACAACAATGATGAATGAAAGAATGCATAAAATAAAAAAGTAGAGACAATATTGTTTAGGTAAAGTTCCAAAAACATCGCTTGTGAAAGTATTCATCATATTATATATTATATATATAATATAATTATTTAAAAAATGGCTAAACCCAATTATGGAGGATTAATTGTTTATCATTATTTTTTGCTAAAATAGGAGGAGGAATGGGAGTATACATAGTGGACACATCTACTAAATATTTTTTATAACCCTTTGCTTCATTATAAACCTGCGGGATACAATAGTCTAAAACAATTTTATTTAATTGTTGTATTTGTTCTGATATATGTGTTGGTTGATTCGCTGCGTGTTGTAAATAAATAGACCTCATTATAATTTTTAATGTATCTTCGTCTTGATTAGAAATAACAAAATTTCCATTTGATTTATTATAAACACCTTCTCTAATTGCATTTTGAATATAACAAATATTTTTGTGTGAAAAAAATGTTTTAGACAATAAAGTATTTGTCCATAATCCTTCTGTGGGATTACGTAATGTAGAACATTGATTTACAGGTATCTTATCATACATTTGAAATTGATCAAATGAATTAGGAGTATTACACGTTAGAATATTAATTCTTCCATTTGTTGTTCTTGAATAATTACGGTTCATTAAATTATAATAATAAAAAAATATATATATTTTATACAAATGGTTGCAAGTTTTCAAAAAACAACGATAAAAATAGCTGGAATTGTTTTATTAATATGTATAATTTTTTTAGCACTCGTATTATATTTTCCAAGTAATTCACAAGTATGGCCGCCAGTCATTCCAAATTGTCCTGATTATTTTGTTGATGTAAATGGCAATGGTTCTAGTTGTTTAGATTCAAAAAGAATAATTAATAAGAATAATGTTACAATACCTAATTTTACTGTAAGTCCATATATAGGTACAAATGGAACATGTCAAAAATATAATTGGGCAACAACTAATAAATTAACATGGGACGGAATAACGTATGGCGCTCCAAATCCTTGTGAAGCATTAAATACGTCTTCATAAGTTTCGCAATACGTTTATATTAAAAATTATATAAAAAAACGATTATTAAAATAGAATGGAAAAAATAGAATTAAATAAATTATTAAATAGAAACGATGAAGAAGACAGTTTAAAAGAATTATTAAAAAAATTTGAATTAAATAAAAATGATTTAACCACGAAAAATAATATTTATTTATACGGTGGTTCAGGAACCGGAAAAACAACGTTTGTTATGAAAATATTAAAAGAATTAAATTACGACATTGTAAAATATGATGCAGGAGATGTTAGAAATAAGAGTATCATAGAGAATATAACAAAACATAACATGTCGGATAAAAACATAATGAGTTTATTCAATAAAAAAGCGAAAAAAATAGCAATTGTAATGGACGAGATAGATGGAATGAATAATGGAGATAAAGGAGGAATCAATTCTTTAATAAAGATAATGAGACCCAAGAAAACGAAAAAACAAAAATTAGAAGAAAATACAATGAATCCAATTATTTGCATAGGAAATTATCATATTGATAAAAAAATAAAAGAATTAATGAAGGTATGTAATGTGATTGAATTAAAACCACCAACGAATAAACAAATTAGTAATATTATATCTTTATTATTACCAAATGTAGAGAAAAATATGAAGGATAATATTTGTGCTTTTGTTCAAAGTGATTTGAACAAACTTGTAAATTTTTGTGAGATATACAATCATAATCCAACTATATTAAAAAGTGATATTTTTAATAATATATTTGAAAAAAAATCAGTAAATGATGATACGAAAAATATCACACATAAATTATTTAATAATAATTATGATATTGTAGATCATAATTATATTATTAACGATACAGATAGAACGATTATTGGATTATTATGGCACGAAAATGTGATTGACTATATTCAAAAAGAAGAAAATAAAATAGTTATTCCATTTTATTTAAAGATATTGGAAAACATGTGTTTTTCAGATTATATTGATAGAATCACCTTTCAAAAGCAAATCTGGCAATTTAATGAAATGACTTCATTAATAAAAACGTTTTATAACAATAAAATTTATCATGAACATTTTAAGACGAAAATAAAAACACAAGAAATTAGATTCACAAAAGTGTTGACTAAATATTCTACCGAGTATAATAATTATATTTTCATACAAAATTTGTGTCAATTATTAAACATGGATCAAAAAGATTTGTATACTTTTTTTTTAAATTTAAAAGAAAAGTACCAAGAAAGTTATATTTATTCTTTATTTGAAAATTATGAAATCAATAAATTAGATATCAATCGTTTCTTCCGATTTTTAGACAAATATACTTTAGAAAATGCAATCGGTGTTCCTGAAAAAAGTATCATCGAAGAAGAATCTGTTGAAGATGAGGATTTTGATTTGCTTGATTAATCAGAATTTTATATTATTAATCTTTTTCTTAAAAATGTTTAGAAGGATATTTTTATCCTCATTGTTTAATTGATTATCCAATAGATACTGCAATAATTTATACATGGTTTGATATTTTTGCAACTGTATTATATCCTTTATGTATTGATTTTCTTCTTCTTCTGTTTTTATTTCTTTATAAAGATATTTTTCTTCTTCTATTTTTATTTTTTTATGAAAATTTTTTTCATCTTCGCTCATTTCTGTATCAAATTCCGAACCATAATTATTTTCATATATTACTGTTTTATACAAATTTTGTTTATAAAATGTATACATATTCTGTTTATAATTATTGAACCCATATGCACACGCTAATGAAATAATAAATAATATTTTAAACATCATTATTTATTATTAGATAATAACTATTTATATTGATATTTTAATGAATAACTACATCCATCCCTAAATGTTCAATCACATTCACCTCTGGTAATTCTTCTTTGTAAATAAAATTGTATTTATACGTCAACATTTGACGCTTTCTCTTTTCATACCAACGATTCTTGTCTTCTTGACTGATGACAACACCATGATGTCTTTCAAATTGTTCAGGATTATTGTAAAACAAAACAATAGGTTCTCGTGTTTTTGTATTTTCTCCCGTGCAAATGACAACCTTAAAATACAAATCCTCGTCAAACGACCCCACTTTATGAAAAATATTCTTTTTTAGTGTGTGTTGTTTAAAATTTTTACCAATCAAAACATATTTACTATTTAGTTCAGAAAACCCATATATATATTCTGTTCCAAATTGTGCATTCTTGATGGTATTTCCTTGTTGTCCAGAAGTATAACATTTGATTTTATAATGAATGTTTTTTTGTTTATTTATATCATATTTTTGTCTGGATAAATAATGTACAAATGTGTTATTAATAAATAAATCATTTACATTTACATTTTTTTTATCATCTTTTTGAGATGATGTTTCGGAGTAGTAATCGTCACCAATAAAATATTCAGCCATTTGATTATTGTATATCGTTGTATATTATAACATTTTTAAATTATTTTCTAATACACTTACTCTATTTTTTAACTCCACATTATCCCTCATCAATATTTGGATTAATTGTTTATATTCTTGTAAAGTTTTATCTACATTTAATTGCATATTATTAAGGTGTTGAATATTTTGTATCAACTCTTGTTGAATCATTTTATTTTTTTTATCAGTTAATTCTCTTATTTGTGTTAAAACTTCTGGTTTGTTCTCTACTTTTCCGAAATCATACTTGGATAAAATATCATCTATATCTTTCATAAAAAAATCTTTAATGGATGAATCATGAATAAAATGTTCTATTGTTTTATTAGACGTTTTCATATACTGACTTTCTTGTTGGTTTAATAATTCTTTCTTATCAAATGTATTATGTATATGAGAAAACACCAATATTGTTTTTACTGGATCTAATTGAATTAATGGAATCGTATAATTCTTTAAAAAATGTTTTTCTTCTGCTAATGCAGCATTATCTTCAAATGAGGTTTGTTTTAATAATTCTCTACGAAAAGCAAAAGTCGCAGCAGTTGAATGATATTGACCATAAGGACCGAATTGATACATTTTATGAATATGTTTAAAATAAATATACATTTCACTTGAACCAGCAATCAAAAAAGAAGGATTATTCTTTAATGTTTCTACCGCGTGACTTACACGTTCAGGTGGATAATAATCATCGTCATCCATATAAATAATAAAATTCCCTGATGCTTTTTCGTGCATCAAATTTCTCTTTTTACCCAATGACATTTTGGTATCATATTTGAAATATTTTACTTGTGGAATATTTTTTACTAAATCTTCAATCTTATCTGTACCATCATCTATAATAATCCATTCCATTTTTTCACGAGGATATGTTTGAGAAAGAAAACATTTGATAATCATATTATAAAATGGTCTACGATTAAAAGTAGGCGTACAAATACTTACTTCTGGTTTGATTGCTTTTTTTTTATCTTTTACCATTTATTAATTAATAATACTTATTTGTTTAATTTATTTACTAAAAAAACCATATAATGACCAACTTTTGAAATTAAATACATTTTCTAAAATTGTAGTATCATTAAATTTTGCATTACATTTCAAATTGTGAATAGTTGAATATTTATCATAAAGTTCTTTATTAAAACGAATCATATTTTTATCCAATTCATTTTCGTCGTACTTATTTATAATTTGAAGGTTTGAAAAAAAACTGTTATGAGATTCGTCTTTAAATTTTAAGGTATTATTAAAATAACCAATAAACATTAACACTATCAATATACCAAATATTGTTCCAAATGTTATGCTACTTGATTTTACTATTTTACAATAAAAAATATCACAAATTAATACAATTAATAATAATAATAAAATCCATGATTGTTTATATATTAACCCTTTTAAAAAAGTAAAGTAAGAATATTTTTTAGATTTATCAATTATTCCATCTTTGTCTACTTCATTTGCTTTAAAAAATAAACAAAATATAATTATCATTAACATTATAAAAAATGAAAAAAAATAAATTGTTATTGAATAAAAAAGAATTAACCAAAATGAAAACCCAATAACTATCATTATCATTATAATCGCGCCTATATAAATAAATAGTTTCATATAAATAAATGCAAGATCTACCTTATCTGCTGCCTCTGAATAAGTTTTAAAAATAAAATATATATACACTGCAAATTTAAAAATGAATAATATGATAAAAAAAATTACAAATATAATAGATAAAACTCCAAAAAACACTTGCATTAAAATAATTAAAATGTCTGCCGATGTCAACAACAACAATACAGATGGAAAGAATAATAATATAGTTTCAATAAATAATGGAGGAATATAAATATAAGAAGTCAATTGAAACAATATTGTTCCGAAAATAAAATTGTATAAAATTAAAGCAAATACAAACATTGAACGAAATATATCCAATGGTAATTCGAAAAAAATAAAATATACCATACTTAAAAAATATGAACCATAACTTGCTTCTCCATATTGTTTTGTAATAACTTCGTCACTCAATGTAGCCACTTTACCTATACGCAAATATTGTATATAATTATGTATTTGGGACATTTTTTTTAAAAAATTATTTGACGGCGTTAATAAATTTTTTACATAATCATAATCAAATTGTATTATTTTTCCATATGTAACTTTACAAATTGAATTATTATCTGGCAACGGGGATTCTTGTAGAGAATTTGCATCTTGTTCATTAGTAGTAGTATTATCTGATATTGTTTCTTGCGATTCACCTCCGCCTTTAAAAAGATTCGTTATGCATTTATGATAACTAACAAAAAATGATATTTCATCTGTAATTAAATAATTACTATCAAATCCTTCTGCTTCTACACCATCTCCAATAGAATTATTTTCATATCCTTCCCCGGATGTAGGTTTATTGAATGGATAACAATAACCGCCAAAATTGTCAAGGTCAAAATTCATTATTCCACTTAAAATTCTGGAACGTCCTATTTTAGAACTATATACTAAAGGTGCACCTACCAACATAATTCCAGAAATAATTAATACAACATGATAAATATATAAATTTAAAAATTTTATTTGTTGTGTTATTATAGGTTGTACATTGGAACTTAAAACATCAGACATTATAATTTTAAAGAATATATTATAATTATATAAACTATTATAAAATTATAAACTATAATTATATGATTAAAAGTAGAGAAAAAATTATTCTTTTGCTTTTATTTTTACTCATTATAATGAATTTTTTTTTTCTAAAAGATGATTATTATAAACTATTCAATAAGGAATCATTTGATTCTTATGATGGAAATAATTATAGTAATACAGTAGATTTACCTATTAATACAACCTATTCATGTAAAAATATGTGCGGTTCAAACGCCATATGTATTTTAACTGGAGAACAGTGTACTTCAGATATTGATTGTTATGGTTGTAGACCTAAATCTAAAAAAAAGAATCAAACATCTAAAAGCGTAAATTCATATAAGGACAATAAAAAATTAACTGAAGCATTCACATCTACATTTTCAGTTTTAACAAATGATATTGGAACAAAAACATATTTTTTTGAAGATAAAATAAATAGTCCTGCATTATATTACAATAAAGGCATTAATACATGGAGAGATACATTTAACAAAGAACAAGAATTATACGATAAAAGATACAAATACAATAGTTCATCAAAGATACATAAGTATAAAACAAGTCCTACATTATCCGGAGAATTTTTAGTAGTCGGTCCTCAAGCATCCAATGCAACGTTATAAGGTGTATAATCAGCTTAAATATTAGATAATTATTTTATAAAGTTATGTGTTATAAAATAATTATTTTTCTCTACTTTATTTTCAATGTGTATTCTTATTTAACTGTTCCACAATGGAAAGCTATAAATAAAATAATAAAAAATAAAGAAACATCCATTCTAATAAGAAATAAAATAAATAATATTATTTTTATCAATTATTATAATACAACAAAATATCAATCTTATTTATTCAAAGAAAAATATAAGTTAATCAATAGAGAAATAGATGATTATGCGTTAATTGGGTTGTGTAAAGCAATAAAAGGATATGATGGTAGAGGATATTTTTATAATTATGCAAAAAAAATTATTTATTTTGAATTAATCAAATCATTTTCTGAATTACTCAATGTAAACATTTTGCCTCATTATCTAAAATATAATAAAAAAATAATGATTGACAAAGAAAAATATAAAATAAATTATAATAATAATTTTTTATTTGAAAAAAAAGAGGAGATTCCATTTTATAAAGAAGATATTATAGAGAAAGTAAATCAATTGGATATAAATTTACAAATTATATTTTATTATAAATTTGGAATTCATTTGGATCAAAAAGTGTCAAACAAAGTAATTGCAAAAACGTTAAATTGTTCAGAAGAAACAATTAGACTAAAAGTAAATAAAATTATTAAATTACTAACTTGCATATAATAATCCACAATTTCCTCCAATAAAATTAACCACATTATATCTTTCTTCAAAGATGACTAAATTATAATAATAATCATATATTCTCCATGTAGGTTTATTGATTCCTACTACATTTCCAGATTGTGGATCACAAATAACCAAACTTTGTGCATTTGGGTCAATTGGCGGAATAATAGTAACGGTTTCTAATTCAATATTGGAAAACCGACTCATATTCATAGCACCGCTTGGTTGTAAATCAAGATTAGATGAATTCATACAAAAATTATATACATATAACCCATCTTTACCTGAACCAGAAGTTCGGATATATTTTTCAATATAATTATATACACCAGCAGGTTGTTGATTTTCTCTATAAATGCCATCCAACAATATTCCCATTGTCACTAATATATTTTTTGTGTTTTCAAAATTATAATTTCCGGTAATCATCCAACCAGTTAAAAACCCATCCGTGTTGACTCCGGGTCCGACTTCTACCACTCCATTAGAACGCTCAATTGAATATGAACCACTTGTTGGTGCTTGTATTAAATCTTGAGGTAAATATTTATATGCCCAGTTTGTGTAATTGCTCCATTCATTTCTCAAATTTACATCACTTCTCTGAAAATAAAACATCCAATCCACAATCATTCCAATTGAATCAATAGATGTGCGATTAGAACCAGTTACATTATAATATATTTGTTCTCTTACTTGTTTGAATAAATATTTTTGTTCTTGTAACGCAAACAACCGGGATTCTTCATTGGAAAGAAAAGCATATGTGCAATTTAAATGTATATCGGCATTCCAAACACTACGTGTGTCTGTATAAGAAAGAACACCTAACTCAATATCTGGTGGGGTTTGAAGAAAGCGATACATTTGCATATAATATAAATTAAAGTTGGGAGCAACATAAGGAAAATTATTAGTGGAATCATATACATCGCGAATTTGAAATAATTCTTGAATAGGTCTCAATGTAACATTAATGTGCAATTCATTATATTGTAGAGAAATAAGAGGGAATGCCAATTGTGTTTTTAAATTAAACCACGCATTTAAAGGAATATATAATATGTTTGCCCGTATACTGGGTTCAGCACCATTGGCATTGGTAGTATAATAAGAATTTGGATAAGAATTAACACGGGAGCCTGAATTCGCAGGATCAACAATTTCTGGAACATGTCCAATCATTTTAAAAAATAATTCTTTTTTTTCTGCAGAAAAGTCTCTTAAAACAGAATTTAATATATATGTGCCAGAATATTCTTGAATAGTTTGATTTCCACATGTAATGGTTACTTTGGAAATCATTTGTGCGCCTACATAATCAATCCACTTAAATTCATAAGGAACCCATTGTCCACCATTTTCTTCAACAGGAGGAACAATATTACTCCAAATATTGGGTAATTCTACAGAAAGATAACAGTCCATTAATAAGTCAGCATAACGAGGAATTTTAAATGTAAAATTAGATTCTTCTGTCAATCTCAATGTTTTAGAACCATCAAAATCAACTCTAAACTTTTGTAACCCGAAATTAGTATATTTAGAATAAGTAGATTTAAAAAATGTTTTAGATGGATTACCGTTTAAAATAATGTTTTGTTGTCCTTCGCTGACTAATTGCATTAACCCCCCGGGCATTTAATATATAATATACATTTTATTTAACTTTATTGTGAATAAAAGAATAAAATAATCATTTATATTAATAAATGAATGCAAATATGTATGGTGTCATTCTTGTAGTAATTGCAGTAGTTGTCATCATTACAGTGGTTTATAGCACAAGTGGTTCGTCATCCAAAAATTCTACAAAATCAGAAGTAAACAGACTCATTAATTCTATGCAATTATCTCCAGAAGAGGGAAATAGCGACCCAACGGATTCTGGTATTACAGGAACATATTCAATACGAGATTATTATATATTTTCATCATATAATTCTTGTAATAACAATAGTTCAAACATAAATAATACAATAGATACACAAACATTAAAAAATGTAATTGCACAAGGAGTCCGATTATTAGATTTTGAAATTTATTCATTGCAAAATCAACCAATTGTAGCTACATCTTCCATTCCAAATAATTATTATATAAAAGAATCAAATACATCTGTTCTATTTAGAAATGTATTTGATTCTATTATTAATACCGCATTTAATATTTCAACGTGTCCAAATCCAACAGATCCATTATTTGTTCATTTGAGAATACAAAGCACGAATCAAAAAATGTTTTCTAATATGGCAACCATTTTTAAAAATTATCAAAATACCGGTTATATATTGGGTCCACAATATAGTTTTGAATATCAGGATTGTTCAAATAATACTAATAATATTAACTGTTCTGTGGGAAATATCAGTTTTCTACCATTAAATACATTTAAGAGTAAGATAATTATTATGATTGATAAACAAAATACAAATGTTTTAGATAATGCGGACTTGATGGAATTTTGTAATATAATGACAAATTCAACTAATTGTAGATTAATAACAAATTATGAAATGAAAAATTCTCCTGATCAAACTGAGTTAATTAATTTTAATAAACAAAGTATGACTATTGTTACACCCGATATATCACACAATCCATCAAATCCAAGCATTTCAACTTCAAATCTATTAGGCATTCAATTTACCACAATTAATTTTTCAAATAAAGACAGCAATTATAAAACAGCATTAAATTATTTTAGTAATAGTGGCAATGCTTTTATATTAAAACCAGCAGATTTACGTTACATACCAGTAACGATTCAAGTACCAAATGATCCACCACCATCTTATTCTTTTGCCCCGAGAAGTCAATCCGCAAGATATTATAGTTTCCAGATATGATAAAATATTTTTTTATTATATGGAACCGTTTCAATGTGAAAAAGGAATAACGTTAGAAGCTTGTGAATTAGCAATATTACGTATGGCGGTAGACGAAGCAGAAAAAAAAGAAGGAAGAGCCATTGTAAATTCGCCTGAAGTTAAAAAAATTATTAAAATAGTAGAAGATTTTTTAAAGAAAAAAAAATTAGTTGCTTATGGTGGGACTGCAATTAATTCCATTCTTCCATTAGAAGACCAATTTTATAATAAAGATACAGAAATACCAGATTATGATTTTTTTTCTCCTAATGCATATCAAGATGCAAAAGACTTGGCGGATATTTATTATACTATGGGATTTCAAGAAGTTGAAGCAAAAAATGGTGTTCACGAAGGAACATATAAAGTATTTGTAAATTTTATACCGGTAGCCGATATAACATATATAGATAACACAATTTTTCAACTAATAAGAAAAGAGGCTATTTGTAAAGAAGGAATATTATATGCACCGCCCAATTTTTTAAGAATGTCCATGTATCTTGAATTATCAAGACCTGCTGGGGACGTGAGTCGTTGGGAAAAAGTGTTGAAAAGAATTATTTTATTAAACAAACATTTTCCATTAAACGCAAACAATTGTTGGAAGATTGATTTTCAAAGAAAAATGGAAAATAAAAATAATGTAGATACTATTTATAATGTAATTAAAAATACATTTATAAAAGAAAAGGTTATTTTTTTTGGTGGGTTTGCAATTTCTCTATATTCAAGATACATGCCAAATTCTTTGAAACATAAATTTAAAAAAAATCCTGATTTTGATGTATTATCCATAGAACCTTTAAAAACAGCAGAATCCGTAAAAATAGCATTAAATAATATCGGTATTAAAAATGTATCTATTTTAAAAAGAGAAAAAATAGGTGATATTATTTCTCTACATTATGAAGTAAAAGTAGAGAAAGATACTGTTGCATTTATTTACGAACCATTGGCTTGTCATAGTTATAATGTAGTTAAAATAAATAATCAGTCAATTAAAATTGCTACAATAGATACAATGTTGAGTTTTTATTTGGCGTTTTTATATTCAAATAAAGATTATTATAATGTGGAGAGAATATTATGTATGTCTCAGTATTTGTTTAAAGTTCAACAACAAAATCGGTTGGAACAAAAAGGGTTATTAAAAAGATTTAGTGTAGATTGTTATGGACATCAAGAAACGTTGAAAGAAATGCGAGCCAAGAAAAATAAATTATTCTTATCTTTAAAAAATAAAAAAAATACAAAAGAATATGAAATGCATTTTATGAGATACAGACCCGAAGAAAAATCCGTTAATAAAAATTATACAAAATCTTTAACTAAATCAACTCATTTGTCTTCAAGTAAACCTATTACCAGAAAGAGAGGTAGAGGTGGATTATTTATGTATTAATGATTCTCTTCTTTTTCAATAAATAAAGATAATGCATAATAAACCAACCCAAAAAGTATACTCAGAAATAAATTTCCATAAATATTTATATTTCCATCTTTAAAAAAGAGAGTAGGAATATATGTCAATAATAATTTTTTAATATATGGAAGTTGCAATAAGAAATAAAATATAGATAATAATATTGCCATTTGTAATTCATATTGTGTATTTTCAAACATATACAAATAATTGGTTTTTTTATTTTTTCTAAAGTTATTTTCTTCATATTCTTCTTCTTCTTCAACAAAATTTGTATTATTTGGTGGAGGAATATATTCCTGTTGAACTTGATTGTCTAATTGTTGACTTTTGTGAATGGGTATATCTCTGGATGGCAATTGTGTCGCACCAGTAACACTTGCTTGTTGAATACCAGAAACCAATTGATTAATAGTTGTTTGGTCTAAAGCTTGTTGAATAGGATTCATTGTATTTTGAGGCATTGCATTCATTTTCGTATCTTGTCCAGCAATATTATCAGTAACGCTAAATTGGATATTTTGGTTAGATTGGGGTAAATCAAAAATATTAGTTGTTCCAGAAGCCATTTATATTTATAAATGAATTATAAATATAAATATGACGAATTAATTATGTGTTTGGTGTGATTAATACATCTTTTTTTGTTTTATTACATTTGGTAGAAACCAAATTATATTTATAACATTTTCCATCGTGTTCATATATTTTGTTCTCTACTTCATTCAAATCTGGAGCGTAAAATAGAATACATTCATTATCTTTACAAACTTCTCTAAAAATAGTAGCTAATCCCAATCCCAATAAAATAGAAACGACATATTTACCAGTATTTGATTTTACAAATTTAGATATATTTATTGTCATATAAATTAAAACACAAAATATTTTATATATAAAATAAAAATATTATCTACCCGAAATAAAAAATTGAACACATAAATTATGTTCTCTATTTATTATTCAATGCAAACAAATGGAACCAATTGAAATTGATAACAAGTATTGTTATGAATGCGAAAAAAGAGTTGGAAAAAAAGAATCTGGCGAATGGAAATTTTATACAGAAGTAATGGTTTCAATGACTACATATAATGTTAGAACCCACGAATTAGACCACATATCATTTTATACGTGTTTAGATTGTTATGCGGATAATATTAGTTGGAAATGTAAAAAATGCAATCAAATAATAGATTCAACAGATGAATTTTGTGATGATTTCGGTTCAAGAAAATGTACGAATTGCATCATTGAAGAAGTTACAAGTGATAATATGGAATGCAAATGTAATGTATGTAGAGAACTTTTTGAAATGTATACTATTATACCAAAATAACAATAAAATTTATTCAATAACAAACACTATACCAATTTAAAATATAAATTTTTAGTTTTTTTTAATTTCGCGTAAAATAAAAAAATTGAAATGTTTTATACAAAATTTTATATCCCAAGCTAACAACGCCAATTTGAGACAGACATGTCAACCAGAATTTCCAGCG